GCGCCCACTGGTTGTCGTCGGAAGTTCCGGGGAGCTTGCCGTATTGAAACTCGACGGTCTCACGGACCTCGTCGCGCTCGTGATAGGCCCAAGGTGAGAGCTCCGGCCCGACTGTGAGCGAGTAGCGCATCGCCCAGGTCGGATCGAAGACCATCTCGACCTCGCCCGCCTTCTCCCAGCCTTCGCCGTCGGGGACCTGGACACCGTCGTAGCCCTGGAGCTGCGTCATCTCCATATACGGTGATCCGCAACCGGGACAGGCTGGAGCCGCGGCGTCCATCGGATGCTCGCTGACCGTGTCGCAGTTGAGGCATAGGCCCATCTGGCGCGGCGCCTGCGAGAGCGTCTTGTAACGCTTGACGTACTCCTGGCCCTTCTGGCCGTCCTCGTCGAACCAGATCTCGCAGTGATACGGCCCGCAGAACTGCGCATGCTTGGCCGTACGCTGCAGGAAATCGGGCGTATGATGGCAGTAGTCGAAGTGGTCCGACAGGTTATTGAACGCGTCGAGCTTTCTTTGGATGGTCTCCTGGTCGTCGGTCAGGAGGTTGACGCCGATCTTCGGGTTGATCGACATCCAGACGGCCGTCTGCTCATCCGAATACGGCTGCAGGCGGTTGATCACATAGACGCGATGCTTCTCGTGAACGTGCCTCACGTCGAAGCCGCCGCCAGGCCGCGGGACGAGCGCCTGGAAGCCCTCGTAAAACAGCTCGTGACGAAGCCACTTCTGGAAGTGGGCGCGCCAGTAGTCGATCTGGCGCCGAAGGAGCAGATCGTTTTGCGCCTTGAAGTACGAGTAGAACTCGTACTGGTCGACGCGATCGCGCTGGAGCTGGTCGAGCGAGACGTTCGTGGCGTTGAGCGCGTCGGCGGTCTGCGCTATTTGTCCTGCGGTTTGAGCGGCGAGCATTTGGCGACTTCGAGAGCGAGGCGCTTGAGTAAGAGGCGGAGAATGGTTTCGACGCGACGCATCGCCCACCCGCGATCGTGGCTTGAGCTGATGAGCCATTGATGGCGCTCGCCGAAGCGATAGCCAACGCGGATATAAGCGCGCGGCGGCTCGTACCATTTCCTTGCTGGGTCAGCAGGATGGCGGCAGATCAAACCAACCCATTCAACGCCGCCCGGGCTCCGCTGTGTGACGAACTGAGGGAGCAAGGCCGCCAGCTCCGGCGGGACTTTAAGCGCAGGATCAGTGTTGATACTGTACTGAATACTAGAAAGGGCTGCGTCTAAGAGAACTGGCATCATGAGATCGGGAAGGAAAGATCGAGAAAGACCGCCATCGGCAATTGATTCCCGTAAGCGTGGTAGTACCAGTAGTCGAACTCTTCGGCGGGGACGCCCTTCGCGGTCATCGGCTTCGCATGGTAGTCGTTGTAAAACGTGTGGTCGTCCACCGTCCACTCCGACTTGTCGAGCTGGAAGGTTTTCCTCTGCGTCAACTCGTCGGGAACCGCGATCGGCGCCGACGGATTGACCGCCGTCACCTCGGCCGGCTTCGGGATCGGGAACTTAACGCCGAGGCGGTCGAGCCAGGCCTGGCGATAGAAGACGCGCTCTTCTTCGACCTTGGCCAGGCGCGTTTCCGCGTCCTTCAGTCGCGCCTCGTAGAGCGCGATGATTTCGGCGTGCGAGCGGTGAGAGATGAACACGGTCTATCGCTGGTAGTGTATCTGCTCTATCAGAGCGGCCGGCATCTGCGGGTCAAACGCCGTGATGACGGCCTGCATGGCCGCCACGGTGTCGGAGCCGGAGACGTCGGCATCGAGGAGCGCCAGGACCTGAATCGCGTAATCCCAGTCTTCGAGATATTTCCGCTGTTCCTCGACGTAGACCTGATCGGGGCCGGTCCGGGCGACGAAGAGAGCGCGCAGCGTGGCGAGGCCCGTGAGCGGCGCCTGCTCGCCGTCGGACAGGCCAAAGAAGTTGTACGCCGAGAGAGCCAGGCGGGCGGCTTCTTTCAGCGCGTCATTCGAGTTAGCGGTTACTGTCGGCATAGATTACTCCTATGAATTAGTCCACTTATAAACGCTGATAGATAAGGAGAAATGCCACGAGTGGACGAATCCGAGAACGTGGCGACAAACTTAGTCCGCCGGAAAGGACGGAACAGCCAGCCAGAGTCGCAGACGTTCAAGCACGTCGGCCGACGTGTGGCCGTCCCACTGCGGAGCCCGCTCGCGCTCGACTGCCTGGCACAGATCCCAGAACTTATCCGGGATGTGGTAAGTGACCTGCCCCTGCGGCAGTTCGATCCCCGCGACGAACCAGCCTTCAAAGCCCGTGTCGTCGTGATGCCTGCGCGACTTCCAGCAGCCGCTGTACGGCCCGGCGACTCGATGGACCATCGCCTGGAAGGCCAGAAAGTTCAGACATCGATGATCGTAGAGCTCATCGAAGGTATGAAACGAATCGGACACCTTGCCCGTGTCGCAGTCGATCGTGATCGGGCCGTTGATGACTAGCTTGCTCATTTCATTCCCCGCTTGGCGGCGCCTGCGAAGGCTTCGCGGTAATTGGTGCGCTTGTGATTAAAGCCTTTCGCGTTGATCGCAAAATTTGCGCGCCTGCGAATCGCCGGGCTGCTGGAATTCTTCGCGGCGGCGAGCTTGTCGGCGGGTATCGGCTCGCCCTGTGGGACGCCCAGATTCGTATGGAGCAAGCCCTCATGGCTCGCTTTGATATGAATGCCTGACTTGTTCATCGTGTGGCCTTTTGACGTTGCGCGGCGCCGGCGAACGCTTCGCGGTAGCGCGTGCGCGGAGCGCGTTGCGGCAGTCCTTTCGGAGATTGGCCGGAGACGTATTCGGCGGCTTTGGCCCGGGAGAGCCCCTTCGGCGGCGTGATAGATCCGTGAGCGACGCCCTCCATAAACCTGAATTGAGCCTGGCTAGTTACCGGCATTGTTTAGGTCGTCCCTTCCCAGAAGCTCGACACCTCGCCGACCTCTTCCTGCTCGATCTTCCGCCGCTCTTCAGCGAGCGCGAGCTCGCGCGCCATCCTTCGCCCCTGACTCATCTCAGGAACGTGATCGACGCGCAAATGTTCGGGAATGGCGTCTTCCGCCCTTTCCTCGACCGTCTTCGGCGCGACCGACGGCCCCCAGTGAGTGGCGAAGGCGCGAAGCGTGTCGATCGTGTCGTCGAGGCGCTTGAGCGGCCGCATATCCTTGACCGCCTTCCCGGCCTCCGACGGCGGGTAGTGGTACGCTGGGAGTTCGAGCCGGAGGAGCTTGAAGCCGCGGTCGGTCTTCGAAGGAGTGACGAAGAAGGATTCGGCCTTCTCGTTCCGAACGAAGCGGTACTCCTCGTCGGGCGCCACGAAATAGATCCGCGACCGGCCGTACAGTTCCGGCCTGATCGGATTCTGGAATTGTGGCTGGATCGGCATCAGCCACTCCTGAAACTGCGGAATCCCGATGTTGTAATCCGTATTCCACGCGACCCACAGTTCGCCATGCTCGTCGAGGAATGTCCGCCGCAGCTCGTCGGCCTCGTGCGAACATTCGGAGAACTCATAGCGCCTGACCACCTTGCCGCGGTAATCCCGGAAACCGAGATCCCGCTCGATCTTCTCGATCTGCGGCTGCGCCTCGCCGACGGCCGCGGCGATCGGCGTGATCCGGTGACAACTGAAGACGAAGATCGAATCCGAGAGCGGATAATTCGCCCGAGGCCTGGCCGCGTGCGTGACGATCCACGCGTGGTCTTCGGACTGGCCGTAGTCCTGCGTCCGGCCCCAGTTCCAATCGTCGGGAACTCTGTAATTGCCGCTCTGATCGAAGAACTTATGGTCGAGCTTGAACTTCTTGTAATAAGCGACCAGTTCCGACCAGGTGATAAGGCAATACTCTTCGCGCCAGCCCGGAAAGACTTTGCCCGGCTGCGAAGCCTCATAATTGCGCTCGATCTCCTGCGCGATCTGTTGATCAGTCATCGGCGGGCCGGTATAGCCAGGCCTGAGCGAGTCATACCAACGCTTGTCCTTCCACGGATGCTCCTTCCAATCCATCTCAAAGACGTTCGCGTGTCCCGAGAAGCGAAGGTCCGCGTACTTATTGAACTTCCCTTCCGGCGTCCCGAGCGCCAGGATTGAGCGCGTGGTCTGCGAGAGCGACGTGTATTGCGGGTAGCCGCCGTGGGGATAGACCTGAAACTCGTCGCACACGGCGACCGTGCGCCGGCGCTGTCTGCCGACCTTCTTCGTCGGCGCCTGCCCCGTGATCACCGCCCCATTAGCCGGGTTGGCGATATTCATGTACGGCAGCCTATCCAAGTCGAAGCCCGGCGGGAGCATCCAGGTCGGCAGAAGCCGGATCTGGAACCGGACCTTCTCGAAGAGCGTGTCCGGGTCCTTCTGGCTGTCGATCAGGTCCTCGGTCGCGGAACTGAGCAGCGCCGAGAAGCCGTCGCGGAAGCGCCACTGCTTGACGACCCAGTTGATCGCCCCGACAGTCGCGCCCATGTCGCGAGCCTTTTCGACGAGTCCCGACGCCCTGCGGTCGAAGACCAGCGACTCCATCCACCGGACGTAGCGCTCCTGAAACGGGAAAAGGCCGAAGGGCGTGATCGCCAGTGGCGAATCCGCTCGCGAGTCCAAGCCCCAGGCGTAATACTCGAACCAGTGGAGCGTCCCCTCGACGCCGTCCGCGCACTTCGCGAGCTCGGCCTCCGCGTCGTCCCGCGTGATGATCGCTTCAAGATGCGCGAGCCGCCTCTCCGCCAGGTCCGCGGCCCGGTCGAGCTGCCAGGCGACGAGCTCGATCTGGTACTCGCGCGCGGCCTTCTCTTCGTGAGTGTTGTCGCGGTAGGGCTGGGCGCGGAGCGTGTCCTGCGCCGGCCCGATCAGCTCACGGGCGGTAATCGCGCCCTCTATCGCGCTCCGGAGCGCGGAGCCTATCTCGATCCGCCGGGCGCCGCCGGAAAGCCTGAGCCTGGTCCTCGTGACGGCGACCGCTCGCGCGCGGTCAATTACTGAATCCATTGGGCCGCCCGCGGCTCGGCCTCGATCACGATCGCCTTCGCGTCCTCTTCAGGCCAGCCTTCGGCGATGAGGCGGTCGATCTCGGCCTTCACTCGGGCCACGTCTTCGGGATTGACGGCCGGCTGCTTGAGCATTCCGAGCGTGCCCGTGAGGATCTTGGCCGCGTTCTGCGAGCTGTACATCTCGAGCTCGTAAGTCGTCTCGACGCCAAGACGGCCGCCTTCAGAGTCGAAAATGTCGCGCTCTTTGATCTTGAGCTTCTGGATCTGGCCGGTGGCACCGGTCTCTTTCGCGCGCTTGTAATTAAAGCGCCCATTGTCATCTAGGACGTCCTCAATGTTGCCGAGGAGCTGCTGCGCGAGAACGCCGGAGACGATCTCGGGAGTGATTCCGGCTCGCTCTTTGGCACGGCGGATTCGCTCCTGGATCTCAGCATTTCTCAGCAAGCGATGCGCCTCCTGATGAGCTCCAGATTCCGCGTAGCCGGCCGCGATCGCCGCCTGCGTCCCGTTGCCCCCGTTCTTGATCACCTCGGCGACGAAACGCACACGCTTCGGGGTGAGCTTCTTCGACTTTTTGGCCGGAGGAGATTTCTTGGCGGCCTTCTTTTTGGCCGGCCTGGCCTTCTTGGAGGGTTTAGCCACGGCGCTTATCTAAGGTCTTCGGCGTATTGCCGTTGTGCCAGTGCGAGCAATCTTTGCAACGGTACGGAGAGAGGAAGTGACCATCCATCTTGATCGAGCTGCGCTTAGCGCGAAACCTCTTAATCTCCGCCTGCGCCTGACCTCGCGTGAGAAAGCAACTCTTCCCAGACCAGCACCCGCAGTTGTACTTCGGCGAGTCGCTCACGCGGCCTCGGCCGCCGGCGCGAGCTTCATCGCCTCGGCCTTCTGCGCCGGCGTCATATAGCAGTATTCGTTCCTGCCCTTGCTGTCCCGCCTTGCACGCCATACGGCCGCCTCGTTCTGGCGCTCGCGCTCGCGCTCCAAGGCTACCCGCTCCTGCCGATCGCTGACGGTCTCGGTGAGATACGCGGCCGACATAACAGTCACTGAGTACAGCCAGATCAGGAACCAATCCGCCGTCGCGCAGGGCATATAAGCCAGCGGCGCGACGCAGAGATGGCCG